GTGCTCCAACGTCTACACGTGGAACGGATGGAGGCGCTTGAATCAGGTCAATCTGCTGAATAAAATTCTGCAGTTCTTGTGTAGCGTACGTCAGCAGGATGTTGTTTTTGCTCGCTTTTGCATCGGCGTAGGCGTCGATCAGTTGGGCGAGAGCTTGCTTGAGTTCCATGTTAGGGTTTTGGTGTACGAGTCGGTGGGGTTTTTGGAGTCTGGGGTTTATCGTCATCGTCAAGCTTACGCATGACGTCAATGCCCAATGATCCAAGGGTGCTAGTTAACAGTCCGGCAATGAACGTAGCGTCCATCTTGGGAAGGAGTTGTGCGTAATACGCGGTCAGCAGTCCCGCAGTCCACACCACGACGCTGATTTTCATCGCGTTGACTAACGACATTGGTTTGCGTCTAGGGGATGATCTGCGAGGTGTTGCCATAGCTCTGAGGATAACCTCAGAGTGGTTCTACCCTTACTTGGAGGCTTGAATGAACCAACCAGAGCCGGGACCCTCAACCGTCCAACGCTTGACGATGAGGTTCTTGCTGTACTTTTTCTGCTTTCCGTTGGAGTCTGGATAGGTTCCGCTGGCGTTGTCAATCTCACCCCAAGGATCATTGACGATGTAGTCCTCTCCATCCTTGCCGATCACGATCAGCCAGTGGCCACCTCCAGAAGGAGCGTTAGCAGGACCGTGATGCAGAATACCAATAGGGACGGGAATACCTTGTGCCAGAAGAGCGTCGAGGGTTCCGAGGGATCCGTTGGTTTTGAAGGAGGCATTGATACCGAAGTGCTTCAGCGTTTGGACTTGAACTGCGGCGTCGGTGCTGTCACCGCGCTTGAAGACTTGCTCGACGTACTTGTCGTCACCTTTGGCCCCAGGAAGCGTGCCAGGCTTGAGACACTCCGTGAGCATTGCGCAAGAAGAACTAAAGCAGGTCCGGGCAGCATCACGGTAGTTATCTCGCTGGCTGAAGTAAGGTACGGCAAGAACCGGAGGGGTCGGGGGCTTGGTTCGGTAGATTTTCACCCAGTTAGCGTCGTCTGTCAGAAGGTTGGGGTCCAGCTTCTGAATAGCTGCGTAGAGATCGTCATAGGCAGCGCGATGCTTAGGGTTGCTGGTGTCAGCGTAGAAGGCGAAGTCGAAAAACTTCTTGGAATCAAAGGAGGCCATTGGCTTTACAAAATTCTTTTACTCGGGTGGTGAGTTTGACGAGTGCTTCTGTCGTTTCCATTAGCATCTCTTCAAGCTCTTCGCGACTGAGATCTTTCAATCCCCGCCTGATGTTTTCAAGTCGGAGTTGTTTCTCGATGGGGAGTTCCGTAAACGAGGGCTCGGAGTTCATCGATTTTCATCTGGGCGTAGAGAGCGTCTTGAGGTGGAATCTCTTGGTCATCCACATAAGCGAGAAGGATGTCCATCTCGCGATCATTGAAGGCTTTGAGAACTTCCAAGACCTCCTTGTTTTTGAGGAGATGACTGACCTCATCCTCGTTGTACACAAACTGACGTTCCCGCCAGTCTTCAGGCTGTGAGTCATAGGAGGCGTGAATCTCCTTCCAGCTCATCTCACAGAGAAGAGCCCACTCCTGATCGATGCCCAACTCGGCCGCCGCTTGCTCATACGACATGCCAGAGTTGAGCAACTCACGGAGTTTGGTGCGCAATCCACTCACTCTGCGTGGCAATCTCACCATCCGAGAATAATCTCGGAGAGCGTGGATGATGTAGCCTTGGGCCGTAGCCCAGGCATACGTACTAAACTTAACTCCCTTGTTGGGTGTATACCGACTGGCCGCAACACAAAGAGCGAAGTGGGCGACGGATTCCAAATCCTCACGTGTGAACATGCCGGTGTGGCCACCGGTGATGCACTTTGCACTGTGAGCCAATCGGCCCGCCACCCACTTGTGATCCTGTACAAGTTGCTTCTGTGCCTCCGTTAGTGGAGGATACTTTTTCACTCTTCGCTTCCCCATACTACGCGTGGCAGGCTTCGCACTCGGTCTGGGCTGTGTTTTCAACATGCAGTGATTTGGAATTAACGTAATCGGTGTAGCCCCCAATATGCGCCCCTCGCATCCACAGTTGTGGGACAGTTTGGAAATCAGGTTGCCAAAGCCCAAAAGCAACTGCTTGTGATTTGGTGAGTTCTTTGTATTTGAAGCCGTCTTGAGTCAGTTCAGACTTGAGACGCTCGCACCACGGACAATCCTCACGAGTGACAATGATCGCCTCGTAGGATTTCTTAGTAAGCAGAGAGCTGGACTTGAGGTAGTAGAGGGACTTGAGCCCCATCTTCCACGCGGAGAGGTGAAGACGGAAGAGATACTCGGCGCTGGCCTCAGGGTCAACGAAGAGATTCAGCGATTGTCCTTGGCAGACGAAAGGTTGACGATCTGCGGCTTGCTTCACAAGCTCAAACTGGTCAATCTCACGAGCGGTCAGAAACACTTCCTTTTCTGCATTACTAAGAATGTCAGATGGGAGATGCTGTACACTTCCCTTCTCGGCTAGAATAGAGTCCCACACATCATCGGAAACCCCGCGTTCGCAGAACAATTTCTCCAGCACGGGATTCTTGCGAACAAATGTGCCTTTGGCTTGCTTCGCTACGAAGAAGTTTGCGTCGATGGGCTCAATGCCTTGACTAAACGCTCCAGAAATAACAGAGTTTGTTCGAGTAGGAGCAATAGCAGTAAGATGAGTGTGGCGCATACCACTCCCCACACACCACTCAGGTTCGCCAAGTCGTTGCGCCAACTCTCGTGAGGCAATCTCTGACTGCTCTCTGATCCAACGATGTGTTTCGATGTTGAGCTCACGAGCTTGTTCCGAACGGAAAGGCAGTCCACGTTTTTGATACAGAGTGTGCAGTCCCATTGTCCCAAGGCCTAACGCCCGAGACTTTTCAGCGAACTTGAGAGCCCGCCCCATGCCGACTCGATGTTGGGTCTTACGAATGAACTCTGAAACGACCGCATCGAGGAGATGAATCGCGAGTTGGGGGACTGTACGTCCGCTAACAGGAGATTTCCAACCACTAAACTCGTCATAGCGGCCAAGGTTGAGGCTACTAAGGACGCAGACGAACGTATGATTTTCATCAGTGTGTAGAAAGATCTCCGAACAGAGGTTCGATGTTTTGACTGAGAGCCCACGGTCAGTGTAACAATGTGGGTTCTGACGGTTGGCGTTATCGATGTAGATAAGATAAGGAGACCCAGTCTGGAGGCGGGTCTTCATTACCTCACCAAACAATTCTTGCTTAGCGGTGTCGCCAGCAAGCATCGCTTCAATGAATGCATCATCCACTGTGAGAGCCACATTGGAATCGATAAACTTGCGTGGATCTCCCTTCGAGTGATCCTTTGCCCGTAGGAGCTCAGGGACATCAGAGTGATCTATTGGGAGATAGATTGCGAAGGAACCGCGGCGGACTCCGCCTTGGGAAACAACGCGAGCAGCCAAGTCGTACTGTTGTGCCCAGGGCACAATCCCAGTAGACTTGCCACCACCCGAAATCGGAGCACCAGCAGGGCGAACATCGCCCATGTATACGCCAACACCACCACCATTCTTACTCAGCTGGGCGACTTCTTTGAGATGGCTATAGATGCTACTAACGCTGTCACTGAGGTGTACTGAATAGCAACTAATTGGGAGGGCTCGACTCGTGCCGAAATTAGCAGCCACGGGAGAAGCGAGGCCAAGCCAACCGTTCCATAGACACGTAAACAAATCATCGTGAAGTGTCTCATCTTCGTTGATTTCAGCTGCGGCTTTTGCCACACGGTGGAACATGGCACGAGGAGTCTCCCCCGGCAGGAGATAACCCGCCGAGAGAGTTTGCATACCTTCCTCAGACAGCCATTCAGGGGCGATTGAGGTGTGGTCGGTCATGCGAGGACGAGGTTAAGATTACGGAGATTCACAGATGAGAAGTCCTGAGTGGGTTTGGAGATGTAGTTGCTGCCGTCCTTGGATTGGGCAAAGAAGTCGGTGCTTGTGACACCCGCCATCAGTGGGTGGAACCAGTCCTTGATTCGATTAGCACCTTCAGAATCAAACAGGAAAGAGCGATCAATGCCTAAAGCCCGAAGGCGATCATTGGCGCGGTAAAGTATGTACTGCTTGAGATCAAAGGCCGTGATATTAACGAGTGAACGATTCTCGAAGATCTTGTCGATGAAGGCGTACTCGTTTTGCACCACCTGTTGGAATCCCTCGAAGATCTCGTTGGTTTCTTCTTCGGTGAGAGGCTCTTCGGCAACCAAGTCCTTGAACAGGGCAATGCCACCGTCGCTATGTTGTTGCTCGTCGAGAGCAGACCAGGAGATGATCTGTGAGATGCCCTTATACTTCCCGCTGAGGTTCAGCGAGAGAAGAGCTGCAAATGAACTGAAAAGGCTAACGCCCTCTCCAGCACCGCTAAATACTGCAAGAGCAACCTTGTCTCCCTTCTCAGAGAGGAAATAGTCGATCTTCTGTCGTGCCACAGGGTCGCCAAGGAATGCTTCAAACTCATCAATCCCCAGAGTGTCGGACAGCAAGTTGTAAGATTCAGCGTGGACCACTTCTGAGAAGGAGAATGCGCGAGCCATGGCTGCGATCTCGTGCTTTGGGAACATCACTGGGATATTTGCCCAGTGATCTCCGATGTAGCACTCAAGTTGGGTGAAACCACGAAGGATACCCGCTATGATTTCGCGTTCATCTTCGCTGGCGTTTTGCCAATCGCGAATGTCGGCTTCAAAAGAAACTTCCTGTGGCCTCCATACAGAAGCCACGGACTTTTGATAGATCTCAAAATACTTAGGAAACTCAAATTTCCCATCAATTTTATAGGGTAGTCTGTAAGCTCGGATGCTCATCCTTAACTTTCTTCGATCGCTTGAGCGCCCGCTGTTTTTCGTACTCTTCACGGACTGGGGCGTGCAGCTCAGCGTTCCACCAAATGGGTGGTTCGCAGTAGCGCCACACGGCGTAACCCTTCGTCTCGTTAACATAGCGACGATACGACCCTACTCGGTCGTCCTCGTTCTTGAACTGGGCGGGCATTGCCAGAGCGAACGGGGTGTGATGTTTGAAGTGTTCGGACGGCAATCCATGCTTCTCTTCGTAGAGGTTAGCGATCTGGAAGAGAGCTGGGAGTATGCCGTGATTCTTACCGTAACGCTCTGTGTACGCACCGCAGAGACCGAAGGCGTGGAGCAGAAGCCACGCGACGTTTGCAGGATCCTCGTACTGCCACAGAGTGCAGGGGTGATGAGCGTAACCCTTTGTGCCGTAGACGCCACCTTGTGGCTTGGCGATGAGAACTCCGTGAGTGTTGAAAGCCCACGGGCAAAGCATCTGAGCGGATTCGACCGGCATCTTGACAACAAGCTTGTCCGGCAGCATGCGAGCTGCGATGATCGGATCCTCGTCAACGGCGAAGATGTTCATGATGAGTGGTTTCGGTTTAGCAAGTGTAGCGGTGGAGACCAGAAATCAACCTTACGATTCCATGCGAGCATATTCGCGCATCTTCTTCTCCCTCTCCTCTACCTCCATCATCGCCTCTTGAAAGGCGTTTTGAATCGCTTCAACTTTTTTGGCCTCTTGGAGTTGGGCGAAGTAGCCAATCACCCAAAAAGTGATGGCTTGGCCGATCATGGAACCGACTAGTGCTGCGAGAAAAATGCTCATGAGAAGTTTTTTACGTAGAATTCGATGAAAGTTTCCATATCAGGAGATTTGCGAGCCTCGTCAAGAAATCTCTCGCGTTCCTCAATGTTTAGCCCTTGAATGAGGATGGCGAGTTGTCGGCTATTGCCTACTTCATTAATGTCCATTAGACTTGTGCGTCAACAGCTTGAATGGTGGCACCACGATTGAGAACCACCCAGTAATCTTCGTCACGGGCCATG